TCGAAGATGGTGATATCGGTAAAAGTGCTAAAGGTAAACGAGGACCTTTGTGCGGATTTATATGGGAATACAAGGACGAAGAAGAACGTGCAAAGTATCCCAAGTGGGACATCACGAGGAAACGTGGTGCACAAGGACGGCCTGTATACAGAATTTTAGAAGACGGTACGAAGGATGAATACCCTTCCATAGAGGAAGCGGCACGTGTTTTGGGGTTAGTTCATTCTAATATTCGACATGCTATGAAGCGAAACGGAACTGCATACGGGTATCGGTGGTTTTTTGTCTAAAAAATATATATGTAGTCATTATAAAGAACAATACAATGGGCGCAAGAATCTCTCCGGCAATGAGCGATGGCCGTTCGTTTACTAACTATGTGTCCAGCGGTCTGTACAACAACTATCTCGAAGGCAAATTCAAAACCCCTGACGATTCTGATTACCGCGCATTCCTCCAAAAGAACGCGAAGGAGGTCGAAAAAACTGTCAATGCTCTTACTGTATACTACGTAAAGCCCCCTATGATGCCGAAGGTGAAACTGAATGTAACTGGCGATGCCAACGCGAAGTTGACTGCCGCCCCTGTGGATTACAACCAGAGAATACTGAACAACAGTTACACCGATACTATGACTAAATTCCAAAGAGTACAGAGGTGATAATTTATAACGTTATAATACTCGTTTCACAGTACATTAATATCATACAAATGACGTTAATGTAAAATTTAATTTATTTTTATATACAAATAGTATAGAAATGGAATTATTAGTGCTTTCCGGTATAATTGGTTATGGACTTTTCAGTTCACAGCAAGGTCGTGAAACAAGACCTGATAGAAACAGATACGCAGAAGCACTTGGTTCTGGGCAAGGTCTCGACGAAGACTATGATGTGAAACCCACGGATATGGTAAGGAAATATCGCAAGAAGGCTGAAAAACGTTGGAAACAGGCACAAGTTCCGAAGGAATCTGGGATAATAACTCCTAACATGCGCCCCTCTGAGGTGATGCCCTACTTCACGAGCGGGAAGTCTATGAACACGAACACGGATTACAAGCAACGTAAAATGGAGTTGTTCACCGGTGGTGTCTTGGACGGTCACTCGGTCTCCGGCACATACAAGCACAAAGTAGAAGCAGCAAATATGTTCGGCATGACCCCCCAGGGCAGAGTAACATCCGATGGTACCGTAGGAAATGCCCCCGGTGATACCGAATTGTTGAAGGCGCGCTCTGTCAACAGTCACCAATACAATAATGTACTCCCCGCGGAACAGCTACGCGTCGGCCCAGGTCTCGGCGTTGGCCCCGAAGTTGCGGCGACAGGAGGGTTCCACCAATTCTACAGACAGCTCCCTCTCAACATCAACGAGTACAAACTCACCCAACTACCAGGGAGACTTGTCCCAGGTGGTACAACTACGGGTGGCAAGGGGGAAATACAACAGATTGCAAGTGTCAATCACAATCCAGGCGCGTTGGTACTCGATTACGACGACCGTCCTCCGGAAGCAACGCCCAACGGAGCTATTTTGGCGTCTACGCAATACGGCAAACAACCTCGTGGTTACGCAGGTCTCAGGCCTTACGAAAAGAATTACGAAGGAATTGCCGAGGCAGATGTTAGTGCCTTACAAGCAAGATACATCGACCAAACTCGCGGACGTCCTCGTACTGGAGATGGCGACACGGAACCTATCATTAACCCTAACGGCGAACGCGATGGAACCGGAAGTTATGTCACTGAAAATATGTGTAGTATGACTCTCGAATCTCAGCGTGGTTTGGTAAACAGATATATTACACCCCCGGGGGCAACGGGTGTTGTCCAACCTGGTGGAGAAATGCGACCTGAATTCGTGCCCGAAACGACCATCCGCGAACAATATGAAGACGTGTATTACGTAGGAGGGGCGGGTACGACGGTAACTCCCACGGAACCAATGAACGTCGTGGAACTTCAACCCGAAAGTAGACACGCTAAACGTGCTGGTCAAGACCGCGCATATACACCAGGTGCCGGCAGAGTAAATAATTTCGCCCCGGCAAGCCAAGGTGCATATGGTCTAAAAGATCATCCTACGTACAACGCTCTCCAACACGTTGTCAGCGAACCGGTCGAGCCCACATTCTTACCAGAGGCCCTTGGTGATGATGATCGCTTCGGTACGAAGTCTAATGTCAATAACCCATGGGGAAATCCTGCAAGTCTGCAGATTGCGAATAATCAGCTTGCAGCTAATAAGTTTAATAGAGATGTGACGAACACTGTGAACTTGGAATATTCCGCCGGAGACCCGATGGCGCAGCAAAGGTTCAAGCCGACCGCATGGGTACCTAACAACACCGATGATATGAAGATGCTGCCACTATGGAAGCGTCAACAACTACTTAAAGCACAAAAGGCACAACGTAGGTGAATGACATTCTCGTATCGACAAAAATATATTTTAATTATGTTCATAAAATTCACATGTAATGGGTTTTATTTACACAAAGACGTCACCAAGTGGGAAATCGTATGTGGGACAAACCACGCGCACTTTAGAAGAACGTTTTAAAGAGCATCAAAAAGAAGATAATAATTGTTCGGCTTTTGCAGCAGCTATAAAGAAATATGGATGGAAAAATTTTGATACAAGTTGGTACGAATGGGTAGATGATGATGATTTAGATTACCACGAAACGTGGTTGATTCGACTAATGGGAACGTTAGCGCCAAATGGATATAATTTGAAAGGAGGTGGGAGTAATGGAAAAATGAGTGATTCTACAAGTGGTGGACACAATCCTATGTTTGGAAAAAAACATACCGAAAAAACTAAGAAGAAAATGAGTGATTCTCTTGTAGGAAGAACACTTTCTAATACATGGAAAAAGAAAATAAGTGATTCTCTCGTCGGAAGAATACATTATAACGAATGGAAAACAAAGATTAGTATTTCAATGAGTGGAGAAAAAATCATAATTTTGGAAAGACGGGTGCTCTTCACAATAATGCAAAAGAAGTATATCAGTACGACATGGATGGAAATTACGTACAATCATTTGGTTCATGCAATGAAGCCGGAAGATTTTTAGGAAAAGGTCATACACATGTTGCAAAATGTGCACGTGGAGAAAGAAATTCGGCATATGGTTTTAGATGGTCATATGTTTTTTCAACTTTAACCCCAGAATGACAACTATAAAAATGACAAATGACAACCGTAAAATGTATAAATACACAACACAATGTAATGTTTTTAATTAAAATCATAAAGTCTAACTATCAACCCAACAAAGTATGAGCATCTTCTCCAACCTCCCCGCCGACATTACTCGTGGTATTTATACTACGGCCGTTAAGCTTCGGGACGAGGACACTCAGCACGAGGTTCGCAGGTCGATTTTCGACCTGATAGGCTCGCTGTTTAAGAACGAATTCAATTTTGAGGATATCCATATTCCTGGCACAACTCTTGAAGTCTCTTCGTTTTACACAGACTATCCCGTTGATGACGTCAAATCGACGTGCCTCGGGTTCACCCTGGGTTCTGTTGAGTATTCGATTCAGTATACCAGATACGGGGCTTCCGAGGATGATGTCGAGTGCTGTATGGGTATTTTCTCTTCTGAAACTGACAGGTATACAGATATCGTATGCGATGTCCTCATCCAATACTTTCAGAGCGCGGTAATTTACACTTCTTAATTTTTTAAAAATTTGAAAATCTATTTGTCATTTTTTTCTTAATACAATGCCAAATCGACTATATAAAATATTTAGGGTTTGTATTCTGATTAAAATAAATAATATAAACAAACTCTGCTGAAAATGTCTACGTTTTCAGATCTCCCTACTAATATTCTCCGAAATATTTATTTGAAGGCGATCGCCCTCAGGAACGAGGATAAGAAGGAAGAAGCAGCAAGGAATATTGCGCTCGAAGTGGTCGAACATCTTAAGATTAGCTGTTACACCAAGACGTCTCACACATTTTCAGTATCACTTGATAAGTGGAGTGTTTTAGAGTCACCAACGGGGTGGACGTGTCTAGGATGGCTATATTATAGAAAGTGTATAAGTCCTGAGGACGGTGGACACACACTTTTTGACATAAATAATATACGCGGAGAGTATAAAATTGATTACATTCCCACAGGATATCTTGACGAGTTTGGAGAGATTGTAATGAAACACGTCATGGTAGAATTTAACATCTCGTGTTTTTAAAAAATTGAAAATCTATTTGTCATTTCTTTCTTTAATAAAATGACAAATGAAACATATAAATACATGAGATCGTCTTATTCATTAAGAATACATATACATTAAACATTGAAAATGCCCAGACCAATGCTGTCAGAGGCTGTCAAATACGAACGAGAATGTGATAAGATATCAAAGACCTTTGCACGTAATCTGTTTTCAAAAGTCAAGAAGGATTTCAAAAAAATAGAACACTCCGAAGCTGTTATGAAACGTAAAGCGGAAAGGGTCGTAAATAAAAAGGTGCGTGTAAATATGGGAAATATGAACACAACGTTCGACCATACAATTCCCATAATTGTGAGTCCCAAGCAGGAGCCTTTGTGTCAAATTGGTGAGATATCGGATGTGTCAACCGACTTTATGTTTACTAGTTTGCCTAATGACATTCTCCGCAACATTTACACACAAGCGGTTGTTCTCAGGAACTGTGACAAGAAGAAAGCTGCTATAAGGGATGCTGCTCTCGAAGTTATTGATTATTTGAAGATCAGTTGCGATGACAGGACATCACACGCGTTCTCATCATCGTCAGATAGGTTGAGTATCATGAAATCGTGTCTTGGATGGATAAGGCAGGATGGATCTGGAAAATACATCAGTCTGAGTTTCAGGTATGGAGGATATACGCAATTTAACATAAAGAATGTGGATGGCGAATACAACATCAAATACATTTCTACAGAAAATATGAATGATTTTGGAAAGATGGTGACAGAGAGCATCAAGGAAGAATTCAACTGTGCTCATGTTCTGGTTAACAAGCGAAGGCCCACCAGCGGTTGGGTTAAATTTCAATTACTGACAAAGTCTATCGAAGAGATATCACAGGATACGAGAATAAGTGTTTACAGATTAAAGAAAATTATTCAATGATTACCAACGAACGACGAAACAGTTGTTTAATAGATTTTTGATAAATATATTAAATAACTTGAATAATCATTTTGTTTGGTTAGATCTATGTGACAAATTCCACAGAGCAAACAATATCATTGCGTAAAAAGATATTACAGCGACGACTGTAAAAGAAGCAAGACCCATAGCTACTTTCGGATGACCGGTGACGAACGCCAACAGAATAGCAGCGCATGCAAATAGCAGAATTAGTTTATACTCCATGTAATATACACTATAAACTATTTTTTATTCCAGTTTCTCAAAACGATTATCGTGATTACATAAAAAGTTAGTACTGAGAAAATGATAGAAGAAGTGATTCCCAATGCTACTTTCGTATGTCCTGTGGCTACTGCCAATAGTATAACAATTAACAACAAGACCAGTCTGTAATCCATATATTACACAATTATTATTTTATTTGTATAGCAAAATATTGTTATACAAAATATGATTATATGTTTTTCAATGTTAGTCTTTCATGTATTTTTTGAAATGAGATGTGTTTTTCTCTACGTATGATAATTTGTCAAAATATCCTTGAAGATATCTTTGCGTTATACGTTCGTCTCTCAATGTAAATTCTTCTAAAGAATAATCAAATTTATCCCTATTACAACTTTGACAACAAGAAACACAATTGTCTACTACATAACCATTGTCTGGATTTATTTTATCAATACCTACAAACTTCGGTTTTCGTTGGCAATATTGACATTGACTAATGCACAATGTATTAAATTGTTCCCGTGTTAAATCAAATGGGCGGTTTTGTTTATTCACAATCTTTATATATGCTTTATATTGTGGTTTGTTCTTACTGTCATTCCATATGTAGCTATTATCATAATATTCAAATGTTCTACGATATACAGCTCTTAACACAAAAGACATTGGGTCACACGCGCCTTTTGAACGATTGCAAAACTCACAACAACCAACGCAATTTTCTAAAGTATGCTCTTTTGTGCTATCTAATCTGTCAAGAGTAGTTGACAAATCACCACAGTAAAAACAATCTTGTATCATCAAATTAAAAGCTTCGTTCGGTGATATTGAACAAGGTTTATATTTATCACTTACTTTTTCATTGAACCATCTATTCCATATTTCTTGATTCAAAATTTCTTTGAAATATAATGATTCATACGCATTGTCACGTGCAAAAATACGGCGTTTTTTCATATATTTCTTCATCTGCTCGTTATCTAAAGGCATTTTATTATCATATATGTTGTTGTATTAAATAAAATTAAGTGTTGATATGAAAAACGACACTTGAATTTATTGTCTTTGGGACCGACGATAGCCAGACTTGAACTGACAGCCTTTCGATTAACAGTCGAACGCTCTGACCTATTGAGCTATACCGTCTGTGCGATTAAAGTCCGCCGACTATGTGCCCACTGAGAGGATCGAACTCTCGACCTTTCGCTTACAAAGCGAACGCTCTACCACTAAGCTAAGCGGGCTATCTCATCACCTAGATTCGAACTAGGGGCCGACGGATATATGTTTTTCATTTACAGTCCGCCGCGCTACCACTGCGCCATGATGAGATGCGTTTTGAGTCCGCCGACTCGACGAATCGGGGAATTGAACCCCGGTCTCCTGCGTGACAGGCAGGGATACTAACCACTATACTAATTCGCCACGAACGCGATTAAAGTCCGTCGACTACGTGCCCACTGTGGGGCTCGAACCCACGACCACTAGATTAAGAGTCTAGCGCTCATTTGGTCTTTCGTTGTTGTATAAGTTTAGGAATTGATGGTAAATCATTAAAATATCCTGTCAAATATCTTTCTGTAATTCGCTCATCACGCAATGTAAAATCTTCCAACGAAAAATCCCATTTTGCCCAATTACAACTAGCACACGCAGAAACACAATTAACTAAAGTGTATCCATTATCTGGATCAATTTTGTCAATGCCAAAAAACTTATTCGTATTGGGATGACGTTTACAATAATGACATTGTCCCGTAATCAGATCGTTAAATTGGTCGTTTGTTAGTTCGAACGGACGCTTTGTATTAGAGGAAATTTTTTTATACTTTGTAATTGATGGTTTATATTTATTATCATACCATATATCACCATCCTCGTAATATATAAATCTACGTCTATATACAGATTGTAGAATAAAAGTAAGTGGGTCTTTTGCCCCTTTAGAAGAATTACAAAAAAAACAACATCCTACACAATTTTTAGAATTATGTGGAAGATTACTATCCAATCTATCAATAGTCATTGCTAAATCTCCACAATAAAAACACTTATTTTTCATTATATTAAAAGCAGATATAGCATCTATATCATATACTCGTTCTATATGACTGGATTTTTTACTAAACCATCTTGACCATAAAGTTGTATTTAATATAATACCTGCACACAAAGAGTTTATTACATTATCTATTTGAACTTTTATAATTTTATCTCCAGAGGTCTTTTTTATCAACTTCCGTCGTTGAGGGTCTGGATGTATATAAGTTTTTACTTTATTTAAAACTTTTTGTCGGTTTTTACCATAATATTCTTTTTGATATTCTTTTTGTTTCTGATTGTCATTATTCATTAATTTTGTTGTATTTTTTCATATCAAATAAATATATAAAAACGTCGATATGTTGTGTGTTTATGGCCCACGTGGCAATATCTGTACCGAGGATCGAACTCGGATCATTGAGTTAGAAGCTCAAGGTGCTATCCATTACACCATACAGACTTGCGTTTAGAGTCCGCCGACTTGACACATCTGGGAGTCGAACCCAGGCTTACAGCTTGGAAGGCTGTTATACTACCGTTATATTAATGTGCCAGACGACACCAACCGGGATCGAACCGGTGACCTCTCGATTAACAGTCGAACGCTCTAAACCAACTGAGCTATGGCGTCTGTGCGTTTAAAGCCCGCTCGGCTCTGTTCACTACCGGGATCGAACCGGTGACATTTGGCTCATAAGACCAACGCTCTAACCGCTGAGCTAAGTGAACTGGTGATAGCGACGGGAGTCGAACCCGCGAACCCGAAGGACTGGATCTTGAGACCAGCTGCTTTGACCACTTGCATACACTATCTCATGTTTATATTTCGTCAACTTTACGACATCCGGGAGTTGAACCCGGGTTCCAGGCTTATAAGACCCGGCGAATGACCGTTACCTTAATGTCGATGGTGATAGCGACGGGGGTCGAACCCGCGAACCCGAAAGGGACTCGATCTTAAGTCGAGGTGCTTTGACCACTTGCATACACTATCTCGCGCTTAAAGTCCGCCGACTACCTGCAATAAATGATGTTTATGGCGTTAGTATGTTTCTTAAGTTAATATATGTGAATTGTGATACTTATGAAATTTTTTATACTTATCTTTTGAGTCGAACCTGCGATGAATGATGTTTCTGGTGTTAGTATGTTTCTTAAGCTAATAAGTGCGAGTTTTTAAATATGATACTTACCGTTGCATCAAAGCTGATGATCTTTTAAAATCTCTTGTGAGACCCTTCCAAATCACCAGTCT